CGAAAAGGTGCTTAAACAGTACCCCGTGCAGGAGACCGAGGCCATGATGTATGGCACGGCGTTCCACAAGGCGTGTGAGGATTTTATCGGGGGCGCGATACCTGTTCCCGAGAAGTTTGGGTACGTGCGGGGGCTGCTTGAGATACTGAACGCCAAGGTGGGCGAGAAACGCTGTGAGTATAAGCTTGGCCTTACCGCAGACTTGGAATCATGTGACTTCAACGCCGAGAACGTATGGTTTCGCGGTATTGCCGACTTGCTGATCCTGAACCATGAGGATGGCAGCGCCTACGTGATAGACTACAAGACAGGTAAGAGCGCTAAGTATGCGGACACTGGACAGCTTGAGTTGATGTCCTTAGCTGTGTTCGCGCACTTCCCTACCATAACTAAGGTACGTGCGGCCCTGCTGTTTGTTGTGGCTAATGCTTCCGTGATGAAGTCGTATAAAACTGACGATAAGTCTGCTCTTTGGGGGAAGTGGATCGGCAAGTACAAGCAGATGGAGCAAGCCTTTGATACTAATGTTTGGAATGCTAAGACATCTGGGCTTTGTCGGCAGCACTGCCCTGTGCTAGAATGCCCGCACAACGGAAGGAACTAGCCATGCCTTACACAAAATCTCCCCGCCCATACGGCCACGAATACGAAATGCAAAAGGCCCGTGGCGAACACCCTGATCGTATGGAGCGCCAACGTGCGCGTAGGGCATTGGACAAGAAGGGCGTGGATCGCACAGGTAAAGATGTGAGCCACAAGAAAGCCCTCGCCAAAGGCGGTAGTAACAAGGACGGATATGTCCTTGAAGCGCCATCAAAGAACCGTAGCCGGAACGGTCACAAACCCGGCGAGAAGAAATAAAAATAAAAATATCTGGAGAATCTGATGAAGATCATCGACGGCAAAGCGTTGCTGCTAAAGCTACGCAGTCCTAAACAAGTCACCGCAGTTATCCCCAAGAGCCGTGCGGTCAGCCAACACGAGGTGCTGGTCAAGTGGGGTGTGGATGAAGTGTTCGCCCTACGGAACATGAACATAAAAGTACCGTCCCCGATTGAGGGGCGTTACGCATGGCCGGGACAGTATAAGCCAATGGCGCACCAACGCACTACGGCTAGCTTCCTGACCCTCAACAAACGGGCGTTCTGTTTTAACGAACAGGGGTGCGTCGATAGCGAAACGGAGTACCTGTCCCCGATAGGTTGGGTAAAGATCGGTGAGTATGCTGGTGGCAAAGTGGCGCAGTATGATCCACATAGCAAGGAAATAGCGTTTGTAGACCCAGAGGAGTATGTAAAGCTACCCTGTGCGGATATGCTTCGTATCAAAACTAAGTATGGTATTGATCAGCTCCTTAGCCCGGAACACCGCGTGCTGTTAGAAGACGGCAAAGCTAAACATGGTAAAGTGGAAACCATAAGCGCCGAGGTTCTCGCTGCACGGCATCATATGTATCATGTGGGCAAACGTACCAACGTAGGTGGTACTAAAGCGGGTACCGATACCATAGCCTTCTCTGCCGCTACTATACCCACTACGTTCCTTCATATCCCTACTACCGCAATGCCGTACACAGAGGCGCAACTGCGGGTGTTAACTGCGGTAATCGCTGACGGATACTTTGGTAGCAATACAAACCATTGCGTCATTCGGCTTAAGAAAGTGCGTAAGCAAGAGCGCTTACACAAACTTTTGCAGGACGCGGGCATTGAGTACATAGCAAAACCTTGCAAACCGGAAGGATTTTTGCGATTTGCATTTACTTCCCCTGAACGGTGGAAAGAGTTCGGGAAAGAGTTTTGGGCAGCATCGGCTTCCCAGATGCAAGTTATAGCTGACGAAGTTCTGCATTGGGACGGATCGGTCACGCGTGGGGAGCGTTTCTCTACTACCTCGAAGGCTTCGGCTGATTTTGTGCAATACGTATTTGCTGCACGCCGCCATGTCGGCGGAGGAACCGCGAGGATTACTCAACGGAAACGCGAAGGTAAGCTCGAATACACTGTACAGGTACGCCAAGGTACTAACCGCCTGTACCTACGGGGAACCGACGAGACTATATCCGTCGAACCTTCTACAGATGGGTTTAAGTATTGCTTCCGTGTACCTAGCACGTACTTAGTGTTCCGCCGCAACGGTTGTATTTTTGCATCGGGCAACACAGGCAAGACGGCCAGCGCGATCTGGGCCGCAGACTTTCTTATGACGCAGGGCAAGGTTCACCGCGTTTTAGTCATCTGTCCGCTATCTATTATGGACAGTGCATGGCGGGCCGACCTGTTCAGCGTTGCGATGCACCGCACTATCGGCGTTGCTTATGGTTCGTCTGCTAAACGCCGCGCTATAATCGCGCAGAATACAGAGTTTGTAGTTATCAACTACGATGGTGTTGAAGTAATTGCAGAAGACATCGCCAAGGGCGGCTTTGATCTGATCATCGTCGACGAAGCGACACACTACAAGAATGCGCAGAGCAAGCGTTGGAAGGTTCTGAACAAACTAGTAACCCCCGACACATGGCTATGGCTTATGACGGGTACTCCAGCAGCACAGAGCCCTATAGATTCCTATGGGCTGGCCAAACTGATCGACAGCACATCCGTGCCACGTAATTTTAATGTCTTTAAAGACACCGTAATGCAGCGCGTCTCGCAGTATCGCTGGGAACCCAAGGAGACGGCTACGGACACAGTTTATCGGATACTGCAACCTGCCATAAGGTTCTTAAAGTCCCAATGCCTAGACCTGCCTGACCTGTCCTATGTCAAGCGCAAGGTGGAACTTACTGCACAGCAGAAACACTACTACACACTGCTCAAAAAGAACTTGGCTATGGAGTTGGCCTCGACCCGCGTGACCGCTGTGAATGCTGCGGTTGCAATGAGCAAGCTGCTCCAGATTTCTGCAGGTGCAGTGTACGACGAAGATGGCGATTCAGTTACATTTGATATCTCCAATCGCTACAACGTCCTCAAGGAAGTGATTGACGAGACACGTAATAAAGTTCTTATCTTCGTGCCTTTTAAACACGCCATAACCCTGCTCACTGATAAGCTGCGTAAAGACGGGGTTGATACCGAGGTTATCCAAGGGGATGTGTCGGCTAGCAAACGCACGGACATTATCAATAGGTTCCAGACTACTAAGAGCCCCCGTGTACTTGTCATCCAACCACAAGCCGCCGCACATGGCGTTACGCTAACCGCCGCCGATACCATTATCTGGTGGGGGCCTACCTCATCCTTAGAAACTTACGCGCAAGCCAATGCGCGTATTCACCGTGCTGGCCAAGTAAACAAATGCACAATCGTGCAGTTGGTCGGTTCCCCTGTAGAAGCACGAGTGTACCAGCTTCTGGACCAAAAGATCGACATACACTCAAAACTTATCGACCTCTACAATGATCTGATTGACTAATACAAAGTTAGTCACTATAACTAACAAACCACCACTGGAGAACACCAAATGGCAATATCTATGGACGATCTCACCAAGACGTATCTGCGCATCCGCAACAAGCGGGCAGAGATCAAAGCCGCCTTCGATGAGGAAGACAAAGACCTGCAAGCAAAGCTTGATAAGGTTAAGCAAGCTCTGCTAGAGTATTGCAAGGAACACGAGGTGGAGAGTGTAAGGACTACTCACGGCCTTTTCTACCGCACGGTTAAGACGCGCTATTGGACCAGCGACTGGGAGTCCATGAACAAGTTTATCATGGATAACGGCGTCCCTGAGTTCTTCGAGAAGCGTTTAAACCAAGGCGTAGTTAAGGAGTTCCTTGAAGAAAACCCTGATCTTCTGCCTCCCGGCCTTAACGTGGATGCAGAGTATGTAGTATCTGTGAGGAAAGCATGACAGACCAAGAAAAGAGCCCTTATTCGACTATTGAAGAAGTGGCAAAGCATTATACCGTATCCGTCTCTACTATCCGTGCATGGGTACGCGCAGGGGATATCCCCAAGAATACTTACATCAAGATCGGGCAGACCTATCGTTTTCGTATCCCGCTGATTGATGACGCACTTATTCCAACCCCCGGCCAGTCGGCCTAAAAGTCTAGGAGAACACTATGAGTGAGATGACCCTCTTTGGAGGCAACAGCCTCGTCAACTCTGACCTGCTGAAATCCCTGCAGGACATGAACACTAACCTCGCAGGGAGCGTGGGCGGTGGTGGCAATCGTATCAGCATCCGTGGGATGCGTTTCCGTCAGTATGCTGGTGGTGAGCAGGTTGCGGTGTCTAAAGACGATGCGATGAACATCGTGATCCTGAACGCTGCGCGTATCTCGCGTACTTACTTTGCTGGTAAGTATGACCCCGATAACCCAACGCCTCCCGCTTGCTGGAGCGCCGATACCCAAGTCCCGTCCCCCGAAGTCCCCGCTGAACAGCGTATGTCTGACAAGTGCTCTACTTGCCCGATGAACATCAAAGGGTCTGGACAGGGTGACAGCCGTGCTTGCCGCTACAACCAGCGTTTGGCTGTGGCTATCGAAGGCGAACTGGACAAGGTCTACCAACTGCAGCTTCCGGCTACGTCGATCTTTGGTGAAGCCAAGGGTTCTCAGATGGGGATGCAAGCCTACGCCCGCTATCTGCAAGCCCACAACACTCCAGCTATCGCTGTGGTTACGCAGATGTCCTTTGATACCAACGCTGAGACGCCTAAGCTGTTCTTCAAGCCTGTGCGCCCTTTGACGGAACCAGAACTGCGCGTTGCCGTTGGCGCAAAAGATAGCGCGGAAGCTATTAAAGCGATCACCCTGACAGTCACACAGACCGATGGTGTGCAGAAAGCCGAGCCGAAAGGGTCCAAGCCTTACAATCCCTACAAGGAGAATATTGAGATAGAGGAAGCGCCAAAGCCAAAGCCAAAGGCCAAGGCAGAGCCTGAGTTTGAAGAGCCTGTCGTTGCATCTAAGAAGGCCGCGCCGAAAGCACAGGCTGCAGACAATGATCTTGCAAGCATCGTCGATGAGTGGGATGACTAATCTTCTCACAAGTCGGTAAGCATTGTGGGCGGGGACTGTCCCCGCCCATTTCGTAGATGGGAACAAGCGGTCATGGAAACACTAGAATTTCTGGAACGCGCTCTGGGGAACACGGGATTTTACTGCGTCTTTGCTGCGCGTATCAGTGACGGCAAGCGGGTACAGAAATTCTACACTTCTAAGAGCGAGATTATTGATGCGGCAGTTAACTTTGACGCCGAAGGATATGACGCCTACTTTGCCTTGGCTACGTTTAAGGGAGAGATTTCCCGTAAGGTAGACAATATCGACACCCTGCACTCACTGTACCTCGACCTCGATTGCGGGGTAGGTAAAGACTATCCTTCACAGGCTGCGGCGGTTTCGGCTTTGCGAGAGTTCTGCAAAGTTACCAAGCTTCCTAAGCCCGTGATGATAAACTCAGGGCGGGGCGTACACGTTTATTGGATGTTAACTACGCCGTTAACATATCCTGAGTGGTACAAGCTGGCGCTCAAACTGAAGCAGACCTGCGTCATCCATAACCTTAAAGCCGACCCCGTTGTGACAGCAGATGGCGCACGTATCTTGCGTGTTCCAAGCACCCATAATCACAAGTCTGACCCTGCACTCCCCGTGAATTTTCTGACCGATAGTGCAAATAGTGTGTCAGTCGCGGAGATTTCGGAATTGCTCAGCGGGGTTGAGGCCCCCCTGTTTGCGCCACGCGCCTATGTCCCAAGGGAAACCGATGCCGTTATGAGCGCCCTGCTTGCCAACCGCGAGAGTGTGTTCAAGACCATCATGGTGAAGACCGCAGCAGGTAAGGGCTGCGCTCAGCTTGCCTACATCTTTCAGAACCGCGCAGAACTCCCAGAGCCTATGTGGCGGGCTGGCCTGTCGATTGCTAAGTTTTGCAGTGATGGTGATAAGGCTGCACATAAGATGTCTTCTGGGCATCCAGAATATGACCCCGGAGAAACTGAAGCTAAGATGGACCGCATCAAGGGGCCATACCTCTGCACTCGCTTCGACGAATACAATCCGGGCGGCTGTGCTGGTTGCCCGCATTTCGGTAAGATAAAGTCACCAATCCTACTCGGCCAGCACGTTATGGAGGCCGAAGAAGAAGACAATCAGTTAGTCGTGCGGACTAAGAGTGGAGAGAAGTTACACGTTGTCCCTAAGTACCCTGCACCTTACTTCCGTGGGGCCAAGGGCGGCGTCTATATCCGCGCTACCGATGATGAAGGGGAGATCGTTGAGCGGTGCATATACCACAATGACCTATACGTCACGCACCGCCTAAATGACCCAGACCTCGGTGAGGTCGTTGCTATGAAACTGCACCTCCCCCGCGATGTGCCTCGTGAATTTACTGTACCCCTGACCGCCGTGACTTCACGGGAAGACTTCAGGAAGTACGTAGCGCAGCAGGGCATCACCGTATGGGGGAAGGATCTGGAGGCCCTTATGATTTACACAACACAGTGGATACATGAAATGCAAGCGTACAAAGAATCTATCGAAGCACGGCGGCAGTTCGGTTGGACCGATGAAGACATGACCACATTCATCCTTGGGGACAGCGCCATCACCGCTACAGGGATAGAATATAACCCGCCCTCATCTTCTACCGCACAGATGTTCCACGCGTTTACGCAGCGGGGTACGTTAGCGGATTGGGTAAACTTGATGGAGTTCTACAATCGTCCCGCAATGGAAATCCATCAGGCCGTTATCCTCGCAGGATTTGGGTCTATCCTTATGCCATTCTCTGCGGTGCACTGCCTGACAATACACCTTAATGGTGTATCAGGGCTTGGTAAGACTACCGCAATGCTTTCGGCGGCGTCAGTTTGGGGGAACCCCGCTGCCTATATGCTGCAGGAACAGGACACGCATAACGCCAAGATGAGCCGTGGGGAAATATTCCAGAACCTGCCCTTGCTCATCGACGAACTTACTAACGCCCCACCAAAGCAACTGTCGGACCTGCTCTACCAAGTATCGGGTGGACGGCAGCGCGGGCGTCTTACCTCTGGGTCTAACGCAGAACGTCATCGTGGTGTGCCATGGAAGTTCCTGTGCGTCACCTCTGCGAACGCTTCGCTCATCGAAAAAATAAGTACGCTCAAAGCTGATCCCGATGCCGAAGCTATGCGTATCCTCGAGTACACAGTGCAGCCACACAAGTCGATCAGCAAAGCCGAAACCGATGGCCTAGCTAAGAAGATCATAGGCATCTATGGCCATGCGGGCCCTGTGTTTGCACAGTATATCATTGAGCACCGCGAGGAAGTGCGGGCCCTCTATGAGCAGATGCAAGAGAAGATTGATGAAGCCGCAAACCTCAAAGCCAAGAACCGTTTCTGGTCAGCGGGCGCTGCAGTCATCCTGACGGCGCTACTTGTTTGCAACAAGATCGGCTTGCTGAACTACGACCCTAAGGCGATGTTTAAGTTCCTCGTGCACGACCTGTTGAAGTCCAACAACAACGCAAGGGATGAAATGGCGACATCTGCACAGGATGTGCTGAACTCTTACGTGCTGGAGCATATCGACCAAGTGCTGCAGATCAAGTCCACAGAAGATCTGCGTAGTAAGCACGGCAATGGGTTGGATACTATCATTGTTCCAGAAGCCCGCCCCCGCATGAATTTTATAGCCCGCTACGAGACAGACTTGCAGAAGCTGTTTCTTGTGCCGAAACCGTTGCGTGAGTGGTGCACTGAGCAGCAGATTAACTACGGGGCATTTGTTGCGGAACTAAAAACTACGCTTGGGGCGAAGAAGATGAAGGTACGTTTGGGTAAGGGCACACACATGAACTTGCCTCCCGCGGATGCTATCGTCGTAGAGTTTGCGATCAAGGAACCAACAAGTGGTACGGAGATTACGTGATCTAGAACCTGATGGCTTACTGATAACTGTAAGCTGGGAGGACATGGAGATTGGCGCGTCTATATTTGTGCCCTGCATAAACGTAGACGTTTGCAAAAGGCAGGTTAAAGAAATTGCGGATATGTTTGGGTGGATCATAGTCGATCAAATTCGTATCGAAAACCACAGATTGGGGCTTCGCATATGGAGGACCACATGATATAGGAGGTCCGTGGCGTTCTCCCTGCCACAGGGTTCTCCAGACCCACTGTTCGCCTACTACTAGCCCCAGCGTTTGATGCGCTGGGGCCTTTTATTTATTCTGCGCCGTAGGCCCGAAGCAACGTAGAGAAGTAAGATTCCGTAGCGGGGTTGAACGTGACGCCGTTGTGGGTACGCGTAGAGACACGCTCGAATGATTTACCCGAAGACTCTATTGTATCCGCGGTGATCTGCATCTTGGGGAACTTTGCACGGACTTTTTCATTGTAGGCCCGAATGTCTCCCTGCACTGCTGCTGCCTCGTTGCGGTCGCCCTGAGACTTTGCCAGATTGAGGCGGTTTAGCAGCAGGGTTTTCTCCTGCGCTACAGCCTTATCCATGCGGGCAATGCCCCGAGTTACCTCTTCACGCTGTGCGAGTTCGGCTGGTTTGAAACCAGTAATTTGCCACATTAGTTGACCCGGAGACAACTCGCTAAGCACAGGATCATTACGGCGTGTCCGTGCGCCTTCAGTAGCGAAGCGGATATCCTTCAAGATATTCTTAGGCAGCGGTGGCAACATATTTTCCAGACCGCGCTCGAAGTCGCCACCCTGCCCCAGCGCCGCCTTCTTCATCTCAGTAATACCACTCAGGAACTGATTGCCCGTAGACCATGCAGGGCCCCCGATAAGTGCTGCAAGGAAGTCCGCGTTAGACTGCGTGTTTGCATAGGGGTTAGCGCGGAACAGAAGGTCGTTCAGACCAGTACGCGACGAGATGTCGATACCAAGTGCTTCTGTCAGAGGGCCACGGAACGCCCATTCCCCCAGAGCCTTACGGGTCAGCATATCCGCGTCTTCGTCATCATCTCCAAGGAACATATTGGCGACCATGCGATACAGGCCGTAGAGCGGAACACCGGATACACCCGCGATGAGCGCCGTGGAGAGTTGCAACCCCAGAAGTTGTTTGAAAGCGGTATTGCGCAGGGTACGAGCCGCGGCATCTTTTCCGGGGAACAAGTTTTCACAACCCTGCTTCAGCATTTTAAACTGCATATAGGCAATGTTCAGGCCATAGCTTTTAAACATCATAGCAATGCGACCGAGGCCGCTCTGAGCATAACGCGGTGCAGTAGATAGTGTGTGCGTACCGTGCATCTCCGCAGTCATGTACGCAGCGGCTTCGGCTGCTTTGTCTTGCTTCTGCGCGTCTGTTAGACTTTTCTCTGCTTCAGTCGGGTTCTTACGCAGACGATCAAGTTCCATCTGGTAAGAGGCCATCAAGCTGACCTGACGGTTTGACCGTTCGACCATGTGGAACGGAAGCCCCTGCAGCATACTCAGCTTATCCAACATAGTTTTATTTTGGCCGAAGTTTTCTAGGCCGAGAGTGTCGTAGGTAAGGGAACGGCTTAAGAGCCCCTGCGCTGCAGCCAGCTTAACCAGCGGCAGCATATCTTGCATTTGTTTTTTCTGCGCTTCCGACAGGTTCAAGTCCGTGCGTAGCACGTACTCCATTTTCCCAGTCCCGTTTACATCTTTTAACTCAAAGTAGTTGTCGATGGACGGGCTAGCTTTCACGTTGACTACATCACCTGTAGCCGTAGTGAGGTTTGTGTTGAACCCGCTGTTCAGGAACAGCTTGTAAGCCGCACGGGTAGTGCGGGTAGTGTTAGCCAGTCCATACTTACCAGACAGGTAGGGAACCATCACAATCGGCACTGCCGATAGGTTGACGAGTGCAGACGAAATGTTCAGGCCGAGAGTGTAGGTGAAGGCAAACTGGTTAGCTGCCTTAGCTACTTCCTGCCAAGCACCCTGTGCGGGGTGCATAGCGTTTTCGGCCCGCATGACGAGTTCTTTGACCAGAGCCATATGCACAGGATTATTAGTAGCGGTTCCTGTACCTTGAATTGCGATAAAATCCCGGAGTTCCTGTACGCGTTGCAAGAACGGATACCGTGCGGCCTGACGGCCTAGGGTAAAAGCTTTGAGGCGGAAGGCTTCCAGTGCATCAGATTCAAAGCCACGCACCCCACTACGGCCTTTGATAGCGCGGGCAAAGCTTGTTTCTGGTAGGGCGTCAATAAAGAGTTGCGAGATATCGTTTTGAGTTTTTTCATTAACCCCATTAGCCACCAGCGCACTGAGCACATCACGCACAAATTTAGTTTCTGGAGCGCCAATACGGTTACGCTTTAGGCCGCTATCCTCGTATATGAGCACTTCCGGCTTACCATCTGTGCCGAGCGCAATGCCGGGAACTTCTGACTTTAGCAGTGACCGCACACGATCCCGCTCTGCACGGGTTTGGAAAGTTTCCTTAACAATTTCGTCTTCCCCAGTTACGGGGTCACTTACCGTGTATTCCATCCAGAACTCGCCCTTACGGACAAGCGGGAAGTAGGGCTCAAGAGAGCGGAAGTCGAAGAACCGTTCGTAGATGTTGCTCTTGATGGACTTTGCGAGGTTAGAGTTTGCACCAAGGGCGAAGTCGATCTTACCACCCACAGCGTCCCGCATAGCCATGAACTGCTTACGATAGGTCATACGCATCAGGTTGTAGATGGCGCAGCCTTCTGGCCCGAGAGCCTTCCAGCTTGCTTGCATCTCGTCATGCAACGCAGCCTTATCCATATTGGCATTACCAGCGGATTTGGCTTTATCCTTGCCGTACTTGTCCCGCAACTCCTTCAGCTTAGCATCGCGCTCCGCTGCAGTCTTAAAGCCTGTGTACTTAATGCCATCTTCAAACTTCCCGGTCGGGTCGTACTTGAGCCAGTACTGCGTGTAGACATCGCGGGTCTTTTCGGGGTCCACTTGATTGATAGTCGAGAAGGCTACGATCTTGTTCAAGAGCGAGCGCTTTTCTGGGAACTTTTTGGCCCACTCCTGCATACGTATCAAGGCTGCTTGAACTTCGCGATCAGAGGCAATCGTAGAAGCGTCCAGCTTGGCCACGGCATCATATAGGTCGGGGGCGTTCTTGATCCCTGCAACTGTAGCCACATCCGACAACTGCAGCAATGAACTGAAGCCAAGCACACCCTTGGACAACAGGCCCTTGGAGTTTGTGTACAGTTCCATAGCGCGGTTAGCCCAGTTGTCACGGAATGACTTGGTGGGTTCGCCAAACTTCTGCTCCTCACGGAACATACGCGCCATAGCGCCTGTCAGTTCTTTCGGGTCATTAGATGCACGGTAGAGGAGCCCCTGAGAAGGATCAGGGCGCGGACCCGTAACGTCAGACGAAGTGTCCAACAGTTGGTCTAGGTGCATATCCAGATCGTCCATCGGGGAGCCCAGCACGTTAGCGGGAGCCCCAAAGATACGGCGGATGAAGTTACCCACTGCATTCTTAAACCGTTGCCAAGCCGAGAACTTACCGCCATTCGGGTAGGATGCTTGCAGCATATCGCGGAACATCTTGTTCGTGAACGCTTCCGCTACGAACTCGTGGATGTTGTTCATGCCGACAGTGTCGGTCCCAATAGCCTTCTGAGCGTCTTCAAACAACTTAGTAAGTTGCTGCGTGATAGGTAGGCTGGGATTGTTTAGCGCCTTATGAGTGATGGCGTGAGCCACCTCGTGCAGCACCGTGACATTAGTCATGGAGTCAGGGGCGCTGCGGTTGAACAAGATAGTGTCTGTAGCCGGATCGTAAGCTGCAGCCATGGTGCGCCCGTCAGGGCTGGACAGGGTATCTACCATCCGCACCTTAGTCTCTTTGACTAACCCCCGCATCTTCATAGCTAACTTAGCTAATCGCGGTTCCGAAGCGGTTTCGGCGATGCTGTACATAGCACTACGCAGATTGTTGTTTGCCAGAAGGTTCTCAGTGACCGACATCAGGCGCTGCCCAAGCATACGAGCAATTTCAGACATACGGGGGATGATACCCATATCCTGTGCCATTTTGTCCCGCTGCTCTTGTGCGGCTTTGAACTGATCTTCTAGAGTCTTAGCGCGTTTTTTAGCAGCGCGTTCCTCTTCCTTTAAGACATTGTTTGCAAGGCGCTCACGGTCTAGGTCATCTAGACGCCGTTGTTCTTCCATAAACCGACGATCATCTTCCGACAACGTGGCTTCTATAAGTTTGCGTTCCGCGTTACGCGCATCAATTTCTTCGATAAGTTGTGCATCGCGTTCGGCGGTAAGCGTCACGGGGTTCTTGATTTCTACGCCTTTGACAAATCCCGGCCCCAGCGGAATAGATGGTTTGGCATTTGCGGCAGCTAAGGCTTGCTGCGTCTCGCGGATATCCCGTTCTTCGTCAATGTTCTCGTCTGCAAACTGCTTATTCTTAGCAGATTCTAGTTCATCAAGGCTTTCTGCAAGGCGCTTGATGCGGTCCACAGAAGACATAACCCGCCCAGCCGAAGCCCGAGGTTGCCCTGCACGGATGTCGATCATCGCTTGAATTTTAGGCCAAGACTCAAGATTCTCCGCGGCCCATTTTAAAGCATTTGTCGCCGTTTCATACCCATGTCCCCGGCTAAATTCGGTTTCAGCAGGATTTACGTCTATGCCGTTTTCTGTAATCATACTGTAAAGTTTAGCTTTTTTGTTACCAGCGGTTTCCACCATGTGCATAATGGCGTCTATGGGGCGAGCGAACCGCGAGAAATAGCTGACAGCATTACGCGCTTCTACACCACCCGTCCGCAGTTGGTTTTTGTTTTTGTTAAGCAGCGCTAGAATTTTGCGGGAGTCTTCGGCAGTAGTGATTTCTGGCAGGGCTTTTTGTTTGTCCTCGTTTGCCTGCACATCTATAATCATCTCGTTGAGCGGCGCGTCTATTTCGTTAGTCCGGGTCCAGAACGCATCTTTCACTGCTTGGTGCGCAGCGGCGGCTTCTACGCTGGGACGTTCGGCCAAGGCAATCTGCAGGTCACGCAGGTCAGAATAGTCAGGAAGCTTAGTTACTGTCGTGCGTTCCCCAGTGGGCGCTGCGTTTTGCGCAGTGGGTGCTACCAATGTGGTGTTAGCCGCAAGGTTGAGATTAGGGATTGTTTTACGGATTGTTTCTTCGGCAACAGGTTCAGCAGTGGGCGCTTCTGGCACAAGGTTAGGGAACTGTGCTTTGAGGTTCTGCGCCAGTTCAGCGACTTGCCGAGGGGCTAGGTCTACAAGTGGGGTTTGACCTGTTACTTCTGGTAGAACCGCAGGTGCGGGGAGGCCGTAGCGCTCCCGTGAGAGGTCTAGTGTAGGGGGCTGTTTTCCTTCTGGTTCTGTAGATCCGTCAGTATCATCTGCAGGTGTACCCAATCCTGTGTCGATAGCCTGCGAAGCGCCTGCGGCGGATTCAATGGCATCGGGCTCAACTCCGACATTTTCCGTGCTGAGTCCAACGTCTTCAGTGCTAGTTCCAATTGCTTCAGGGTTAACATTTTGGACATTTTGCACCTCTTGAGTAGCGGAAGCCATACGGGCTCTTACTTCAGCAGGCCCGAGATTTAGGAGTTCATTTATCCGCCCTTGAGCCGTCATGGGTATGAGCATTTCTTCAGGTTTAAGCAAACCCGCAGCCTGAAGTATTTTAGCGCTCTTCTTGGATACTAACTGGGGGTTACCCGCAAGTTGGTTCTTCCGTGCCCGCTGAAGGATATCCATAACTTGTGCGTCATTAGCAGCAACAGGAGCGGCAGAAGTAACAACAGGAGCAGCAATGGGAGCGGCAGGCGTAACAGCAACGGGAGCAGCAACGGGCGCTTCAACAGGCGTAGCGATAGGAGCAGCAACAGCAGGCGCTTCCGGGAACAACTCTTGCTGCACTTCTTCTACAGGGGGTACGACTACCACTGGCGCTGGTGGCGCTTTCTTGTCGGTCGCCGCGGCTTTCTTAGCTTTCTGGTCCGCTACAATTGTTTTTTGCTTAGCGGCTTTAGCCGCAGGGGCGGCATCGGGAGTTCCTTTGGCAGCATCGGCCTTAGCTTGGGCTGCATCGGCTTCGGCTTTAGCTTTAGCAGCAACGGCTTTAGCTGCGTCAGATTCGGCTTTCCACTCCGCGTACTTTTGCTCGATTGTTTTCGGCGTTGTCGGCGCAGGAGGAGCAAACAAATCTCCCTCTTCTTGCCCTTGTTGCAGTTGCGGGGGATTGAGAAGAGAAAATTCCGGCTGTGTTTGGTATTTGTCTGCGGTAACCGCGGGCGGCGTTGCAGGAGGCGTAGCAGGCGGCGTATCTTCTGCCGCACGGCGCTGAAACAGGGAGGTAGGACCACGCAGTGTGCCGCCGATTAGACCGCCTGCAACGCCTGCATCAAGGTACTCTTGGATAGCCTCATCACTGGTAAGCGACAGGCCCGCCTGTTTGCGCTCAAGGATTTGCTGCCCGACTTCCGTAAGACCTTCGGCTGCGGCACCTTCACCAGCACCAACAAGTCCACGAACAAAAATATTTTTTGCGGGCTTGAGAAGCCCCGAGCCAATCAAGGTGATACGGTCAGAGATAGCGTCTAGTGCTGCTTGCCCAACTGCAGCAGCGAGTGCTGCGCCCGGATCTACAGCTTTACGCCGCCCTGCAGCGACTTCAGCTTCCTGACGTTGGACGTTGCTACCAAATGCAAACGGAGTACCGACCGCAGTGCCGCCGAGGAGAGATGCGCCTGCAGTGCCGAGAGCGCCAAGTACCGAAGCTTCAGGAGCAAGGGCTGCAGCAGCTCCAGCAGCAATACCGCCCCCAATAACTGCACCTGTGATGAGCGCAGTCTGCCCGATTTGTTCACCAAGGTATGTTCCAAAGGAACTCAAACCCTTTACATCGCGCCAATTGGTCTGTGCGGGTTGGCGCAGAGTTTCTAGGAAGCTTTCGGTGTCTCCCGACTGGCGCATCTCCTTCCCCATGTTAGTAAGCGAGTCGATACCAAGCCCAGACCCAGCGTACTGTAGAGCACTGCCAAACGTAGAATAAGCCGAGGCTTTTCCTACTTCCAAACCACGTTCAACAGCAGTGCCGTCATCAGGAGCCGCGATAGGGGCACCAAACTTGTCTTGGTATTGCTGAGCAAATACGGATTCTTTTTCCGCGATGCGTTGCGCAATCCGTGCACGTTCAGTTTCAGATGGGAGGTCACCTTTGATGATAAAGTTGTAAGTGCGACCACTCATACGCCCGGGGGCTTGGAAGTTACCCATGCTCAAACTCCATAGTTTAAAACAGTATACGTGGTATAGCTAGCTAGGGCTAGAGGGTTAGTCAGATACGTTGTCGGGCGCGGTTGGGTCTTCAGATGCGCTGCTAGCAACACCGTTAATCCCGGAAAAGTTCAGTTCGTTAGCAATGGCATCATACGTATCAGCGGCAGATGTGTAATTATCTATTACGGCTTGCGCCTTCATCTGTTTGTCTGGGGTATCATAACCTAGCGCAGGGTCGGTAACATCCGAATTTGGGTTTAACCCCATAGCTTTTAGTTCTTCAAAAGCGCGATTAACTTGATTTAGATACGGGACAAGACCCCGAGCGCCACCAGCGTCAATACCGAAGCCTTTAGCGGTTTGTTGTTTAGCTCCTGCTGCGGACAGAGCATCATTGCGAGCCTGACGCTTCATGTCGATATCGTACAAGCCGCCCTGTAGTTTTAGTTTATCGACATCTGCCGCATCACGAGCATTTTGGAACGCAGGAATAGCCGCTGCACCTGCTTCACCAAGTGCGGCCAAGAAGTTTGGCTGCTGCGAAGACATCAACGACAAGCCCATTTGAGCAACTGCAAACCACTTATCTTGAGTTGCCCTTTTTTCCACGTTTGCAAGCGCGTCAATCAGGGCTTGTTCGTAGGTCGAGGGTTTAGAAGGCCCACTACCACCACCACCACCACCACCACCACCACCACCTTTATCGGCAGCGGCAGCTTCTACAGCGGCCCTATCTGCAGCAGCTTTTTTGGCAGCGGCTTGTGAGGCTATAGCGTTAGCTTCACGGGGGTCTACTTTGCTAGGCACGGTGGCTAGCACCGCGGCGGCTGCATCTGCTGCGGACTTTTCAGCAGCGAATTTTGCAGCGCGTTTTTCCATATCTTCGTTTGTGGCACCGCCGAGGGCAGTAAAGAAATTGTCCACAACCCCGCCGGGAACGCTCAGAGGATCGTCTCCACCCCCTACAATAGGAAGGCCGCTGCGGCTACTAGCCCCTTGACCCTGCGGCGGCAGGGGTAGACTTGTTTGTGGGCCTGCACGATCTCCTTGGGCGTTGTATGCGAGTTCCTCTTGTTGTGCCTGCAACGCGTCTGTACCTGCAGCTTCGGGCGTAACCCCCATGTTGATAGGCGCATTGCCCGAAATATACGCAGGGCGCACGGCATTGGTAGCATTTGCAGAGTAAAAGTCTTCCCACTGTGGGGGCCTTTCACCCATGTTGGGCAAGGAACCCATCATCACATCAATGCGATTGTTGTACTTTGCCTGATCATTCGCAACGATATCGTCAATTGACGGAAGCTGTGCGGCGTAGACCCGCTCCCTCATTGTCGGTGCGCCTTCGCGCCCATAGTTTTCAAAATCTGGACGTTGCCGAATTGGTTCCGGGTCGGGCGGGAATATAGACGTAGTCTGTTCTTCGTAGGAAGGGTTAGCAGGTGCTTGCGAGCCCGGCGAAGGGGTAAACGCCGGGAAGTTTTCACCTTCCATAGCCATCTGCGAGTAGTCTAAGGTTGCCCCTATGTCCCGATTACCCCGTGCCGCTGCGCGTGAAATTGCAGCTTGCCGAGCTTCTGGGTCCATGGCCATAAGGTAGCTGTTGACGCTCATATTTTGGCGGCTGGCCAAAGCAATTAGAATCGGGTCGGTGAGCACCCCACTGGGGTTAGGCATATAGGGCGTAGCGGCGGGAGTACCACCACCATCGTACATCTTAGTCACCCGGCCACCGTCAGCCATATTTTGCATAGGAGCGCCCTGCTGCGGGATAGACATGATACCAGTATTGTTGGTCATGTCCGTCTGCGGTGCAAGCGACTGCGCCATCTGGGAAGCGGCTTCTTGTGGTACTCCTGCAGCGGCTACGACATCTTGTGCAACTGTAGTTTTGTCCTGATCAGCCTGCTGCGCTTGGAAGCTGTCGCGCATTTTCTTGCGCCGATTGAGCTCCGATACAACAAGATATGGAGGAGTGTCCTGTGAGGGCATTTGTATAGCTTGCGTAAGCTGCTGATCAGACAGATTCTTGAGGTTGTCTTGAAGCTGGATGATGTTCATTATTTTGCCCTAGAAGATTGAGTTGTACGCGCCAAGAACCGCTATCCCAGCGCCCGCTGCCTGCTGTAGCCAGCTACCTTTTGCAGGGGTAGAGGTGCTGTTTGTTTGCCCAACATTCCCAACTGGGAGGCCAGCTACAATGTTAGAGTAATTGTTTGATTGATTTTGGTTCCAGTCGCGTTGATCTACGAAGTTCTGATACCCGACATCTAGTCCCTGTTGCTCTATATTCCGGTCGTAGGTGCCCGAGGCTTCCAGTAGTTTCTGGGCTTCGATGTCTCCCGCACGGGCACGAGCTTCCAATTGAGATCCTTGGTTAGCCATGTTACCTGTAAGCTCAATCCCTTTAAGGCCGAGCGTGTCGCGGCTTAGGTTTTCGCCAGCTTGCCCAGCTTGCACACGGGAAACTTCAGCCGCACGATTCTCGTCGGTTTTCATACGAGCTTGGCGGTCAATTTCATACATTTTCTGCGCGTCAGTGTAAGCGTTCGAAAGCCCTGTGGCTTCCGTCAAGTTTTGGCGATTAAGCAAATCATTCTCAGCTAGCCCTTGCTGAACAGCCTGACGAGAACCACCAAAAGCGCCCGCTTGTACCGCGTTGCTAGCGCGGGTAGCATTTTGAATCTGGTAGTCCCGTTCTTGTTGTTGTTTCTGTAGGTCCAACACATTCTGAACGTATGGCGACATATATTGCTTTGCCGCTGCGGCATTAAAAGTACCGGCGTCAGAGTAGTTAAACGCTGAAAATTTATACGGATCAGCCTCTGAAAAAGCCCCAATACCTGCAGCAGCATTGTTAACGGTGTTTACGGCTGCGTTAGTTGCTGGCATTCCTCTTGCCGCTATATCGCGCACCCCTTGATGCGCGGCAGTTATGTCTGCGTTAGTGCCAGCTACGCGTGGCCCCTGATACGTTGTGTATGGGGTACTAGCCGCGGACCGCGCCCGTTCTAGACTATCAGTAAAGTACGGCTTGAGCTCGTCTGGGATTGACGTAGTGCTGGTCGATGTAGCTGGAGTAGACATATTAGTTTCCCATCATCTTTTACGCCGGAAGTACTTTGTCGGCGGAAACTTTTTTCTGTTGTGTGGCCTTACCATGAGCGGCGGTACGTACACGTTCTAGCATCTTGTCCATGTGATCCGCGCCAGCGTCTGAAGACCCATTACCCAGTGCCGAAACCACATCTGCAGGGACAATATACTCGTTATTTGCGAGAAGTACATCGTGCCCGTTTCTTACTTTAGCGGGAATACGGTCGTCCATACCATCACCGGGGCCCCTTAACATACCTTCGCTACGTGCGGCGGTCTTGTCTACATCACCAGATTCGACTTTGTCCACGAGGTTACGCAGCGCTGCTTCACCATACTTAGCTAGGAACGCACCGAGCACGGGGCGGGGGTCTTCGACTTGACCTTTAATAGCGGCAATCGCCATAGAGATAAGGTCTTTCTCATTGCCTGCTGGAGCCTGTGCTGGAGCCTGTGTCTGCGCTCCGGGAATATCCATGATCCCACCTTCCGCAAAGTTCCGTGGCCGCGGGGGTGGCCTTCGAGCTGTAGCCCCAGTGCCCGCAGTGCTTGCAGTGCCGTCACGGTTTTCTTTCCATGCGCCCCTGCGGCTATCAGCCCACTGCTGCTCTAACTCAGCGCTAGCGGGACTGGTAATAGCATTAAAAGGGCTACCTTTTTGCCCTGCGGGGGGGACGTTTATCGCGTTAAGGAGCATAGCGCGTTTACCGCCACGGAAGTTTTCGCCAGAAGCGCCAAGCCCAGCGCCGTTTACCATATCGCGTGAAAGTGCGCCAATGCCGCCTTGCTGTAGGTCGTCTACAACCGCACCGAGCCCGTGAATATTGGTTCCGGGGTTAGCATAGGAACCGCCCATACCTCCACCATTGATCCAGTCTATCGGGCTTGTGTAACCTGCACCGGGGCCACCGCCATTGATACGGTCCCAGAAGTTTAGATATTTGCCCGAGGTAGCCGCCCTGTCGTCACTCGAAGACCCAGTATTTAGCCACCGCTTTAGATGCTCTGGGATAGGTGTTCCGTCCCTTGCATTGTCTTGCGCCGCGTACATGGCGACAGCTTTTTGATTCCTGATAACACGCGGGTCTCCCTCAGCAATACGCCGATCCGCAACAGGGTTACCTGTTGAGGGGTATGAAATATTTTTCCCCATATCTGCAAGTTTGTTTAGGTCAACCTTACCCCCACCAGCAGATTTAACGACTGGCGGTAGGGGCGCTAGAACAGGAGCCTTAAACTGGTAATCCCACTCAGGGTCAAAGCCGTAACGATACCCCGTAGGGGGCCTTGAAACCATCCACGGAGCAACGGGAGGGACAACAGGGGGCGGGACAACGGGAGGAGGAACAACAGGGGGAGGATTAACGACACCCCCACCACCACCACCGCCACCACCACCACCGCCACCACCGCCACCACCACCACCACCACCACCACCACCACCGCCAGTGTTGTTAGCAATGACTACAAGTTTAGTTAGGTCAACCTCAGTCCCGCCAGTGTTG